TCATTTACCCCGTTTTATCACCGGTACATCTCCCAAATCATTCAGCGCTCCCGGAAAGGTCTTTAACCACTGTGCCACTTTCTTTTTATTAATATTCACCACACTCATACCTTCCAGGCATCCCCATAACTCACGCGTATGCTGCGGCGTAATCACAATACAATCCTTCATCACCCGGATTTTTACAGGCATCCCGTCAATAAAACCTGCATTTGCGAGCCACTTGCCGCTAAGGGGGAGATATTTACAGTCCACCCGTGAATAAAGTTCGCAACAGGCAGAGCAGTCTTCCGGTGTTTCCGCTCGGGGGTGAACAGGGGCAGCATCAGTCCGGTTCCCGTGCAAACGGCGAATATCATTTTTGCGTATCAGATCGCGGTTTTCGGTAATACTGTTAAAAGCGTCTGATTCTGTTTTGAAAACAGTAAACTCTGGCTTAAAATTCGTCTCAGCCATATTCAACTCCTTGAAAGTTGTTTTTGGTTAGCGGCATGTAGGTGTTCCACCACCTTCATGCTGCGTTCGTTAATAATATTAAAAATTATATCCGGTTAACGCTTCCTTTACTGTGAAGTGATTTCCTTTGCGTTGATTATACCTGGCTGAATAAAAATACAGTATCTGATTAAAGGGTAAGTTCGGGAATTGCGAGGTAACTTCAGAAAATATGACTGTGATTGTTGTGTCACTCGTTAATTATCATTAACGGTTTTTCGTATCGCCCACCTATCCTGACAATCTTCCTAAATCACCTGTCGTTTTAAGAAGTCCAATTAATCACGGTCTGATGGGACGGGTCGCAGTGCGGATGAACCAAATAACGGTCAATAGCCTGAACGTGCCGGAAAACACCACAATGGATGCGACCGAAATGGAAACGGTTCACACCGATGGCGCGATTGTCCTGCTGCGTTTTCCCACAACCGTTAACTGATTGAAATAGCGATAAACAGATCAAAAAACAAGACCAATCCCTACGTAAAATTACCAGGTTAAACGCGTATTCATCCGAATAGTTTGCCCCTTCGGGACTGCTTATGCTTCGTCTCACTGACTTTTTCCTGCCAACGGCGGACGACTGTTCGACGTGCGGAATATTTTTTCAACGGAGTAGAGATGAATATGAAAGCTATTTTAGCCGCCCTGCCGATCGCAATGATTCCGGCCACTGTTCTGGCAGCAAATACCGAGGAAGGGTATTACGGTTCGGCAAAATATCTGCAGGTTGTACAGCGTGCGAAAGAGATGGATACCAGCGCGCGCCCGGGTGTCGGGCAGTTTGTGGGTGGTAAAGAGAAGGAGCACTTCGGCGGCGCGGCGATTGCAGGGGGCTACCAGTTTGGTAACGGCTGGCGTACCGAGGGTGAATATACCTTTAAGCAGAAGGCCGAATATACCAGCGGCTCCAGCACATTCGCTAATAGCTATAACCACCTGAAAACAGAAACTGAGCGCCTGATGGTCAACGTTTATCGTGACTATGAGCTGGGTTATGGCGTTTCCCTGTACGGGACGGCAGGCCTTGGCGTAAGCAAGATTAAAGCCGGCGGCTGGCAGGGTAACTCGGGCCGTGAATATGCCTCGACCACGCAAAACAACCTGACCTACGCCTTAGGAGCCGGTGTGAGTTATACGCCAGTTGAACGCCTGTATGTCGATCTGGGCTACCGTTATGTTGATATGGGCAAGATCGAAAGCGGATATAACAACTTCACTAACGCGCGTGGTTTAAAAGACGAACAAATGAAAGCACACATCGTCTCTAATGAATTTACCCTTGGCATGCGTTATGTCTTTTAACCTGCTGTAAGCGTCACTGCCTTAAAAACAGGGCCAACGCCGCAGGAATGCGGGGTTGGCTTTTTTTATTGCGAGCATGCGTTTTTGATTACCCGCACGCCATCAGCTCACCTCGCTGTAAATCCCCACCACGCGACCCACCGTTTTGATCTCGTCGATACCGCATTCAAAGGGAACCTTACCCCCCGCCACGTGGAGTTTTTTACCCGGCAGCAGCGTTAAGTCGCGGATGCTGGTGGTGCCTTCAATCTCAACCAGCCACAGACCGTCGGTTAACGACGCCTCTTTCTCAATAAAGTGCAGCTTGCCCTCCGCCCTGACGGCGATGCCGCGCGCCAGCGGTTTGCTAAAGACAGCAGAATCGATACTCAAAGTAGTATTTTCTTCCAGTCTTCCATCACTAAGGGTGAATGCGGAAACCGAAACGGGATCGCCCGGCGCGCGGTTACCTTCAAACTGCGCGCCTTGTCCGGTCATCAGCCAGCGAAGGCTGGCGCCGGTGTCCAGCGCGCACTGAACCGCAAAGTCGTAAGAGATGGTACCGCGCGCGTAGCGGTTCTGAAGCGAGCTGGCGGCGATGTTGAAGTGCCGGGCCAGCTGTATTTTCTGCGTGAAACCATATACCTGACAGATTCTATCGAGTAACTCTTCATTATTCACTTGAGAATCAAAAATCAAAATATGTTCCTTTGAGTGTTTACTAATACTCATTTGGGTATTAATATCATTACAAATTCGGGCAATCAGCGGCAGACGTTGGCAAACAGAGGCTAATGATTGCAGACAGTATCAAAATGGGAATCATGCAGCATGGCTTCTGAAATCGCAATCCTCAAACGGCGGAAAAAGCCGTGCTGTGCCCGTTATCAGCGCATTAGCGTGCGTGGATTTACGCGAGGGGAGATATGGCGATAGAAGCTGCCCGTGCAAGGGTTCCACTTAGCGTGGGGGCTCGTCTTAGCGGGCTTAACCACGTCGCTGAACTGCGCGCCCGATACGGGAGCGATAGCGGAAAAGAGCTGGCGCGGTTTATGGCCGAGCTGCGCGATAAGCGCGATCCCTGTTTTGAGGAGAACAGCAGGGCGCTGGCCGCCATCTTTTTCCTGGCGAGATTGCCCGTCGCCCGCCACGAGTGCGATATCAGCGAGCTGACGACCGAGGAGAAAAGGGCGCTGATTACCGCCATGAACCATTTTCGTGCTGTTGTGAGTCTATTTCCTGAACGGCTGACCATGCCGGTGTAACCCAACCAAAAAACGAATGGCGTAAACCCGCCGGGCATTCTATTGCCTGAAATTAAGGAGAACGCGTGATGCGAAACAGTGAAAACCGCTCTTATCCACTCGGAAGTGAAGAACTGAAACGCCTGCTGAGGGAGGCAAAAACAGAGGAACGATGCTCGCGGGCCCGCGCGGTCTCACTGCGCCTGGAGGCGCTGGCGAGCCATATCTTCAAAACCGGCATGAGCGGGGAAGACGTTGCCGAACTGCTGTGCCTCGAGGCGGCCCGCTACGAGCGTGAATCACAGGAGCTGCACTGATGGCTGATTTTATCGATCTTGCGCAGGCGCGCGAGCAGGAAGACAGAGAGCGGCACATAAATCACGCCCGCAGACGACCCGCATCGCCTTCGCGTTTCCTCTGCGAGGACTGCGAGGCCCCGATACCCGAGGCGCGCCGCATGGCGGTGCCCGGCGTGGCCCTGTGCGTCACCTGCCAGGAGATCGCGGAGATGAAAAATAAACACGTCCGGGGAGGATGAGTTGGCTACGTCATTTGCTTATCCGTGGAATGCTCCGCGGTCGGCCATTGCCAGCCCCTACCTTACCCATGCCCAACTGCAGCGCCGCGATCGCCTTTTCGCGGCGCTGCAGCAGGCAAGAATTGCCCTCTCACAGCAGCCTGACTGCGTGCGCGTTGACGTCTGGCGCACGGTCGACGCCCTCGAACAGCGTCGGGGCAGCCCGCAGGCCAATGCCTTTTTGATCCGCTTCTGCAACAGGATGCTGCCCCGCCTGCGGCAGGTCTCTGAACGCTATGCCTGCGCGGGCCTGCACAGCGCGGTCTCCCGGGCCGTGTTTGACGGCCATTTCGACACCCGGCTTCTGCAATACCTTGCCTCGCGCATGGTCGAGCTGGTTGCCCGCTATAACCGACTTCCGGATATGTCCCGCGCGGATATCGACCTGCTGGCCGCCGATATCGCCAGCTTTATTCGCGGCGAGCTGGCGAATATTAACGATGCTGACATGGGTGAATACCAGACGCTGTTCGTCTGGTATCAGCGCGCCGGGCTGATCGCCCGGCAGTTCAACGTGTCGCCTCCGCACTGGGAGCGTGTGTCTAAGATGTTTTTCAACAAAGATGATGTTGCCGCGGCGGTGATCCGCCTGTTTTCCGAGGCGTGGTGGCGCGGGCGCCTGCGCCGGATCGCGGCTGCCTGGCGCGAGCATTTGCAGATTGCCCTCGGCAACGTCAGCAAAAAGAGAACGGCGTATGCGAGCAAGCGCTGCGTGACCGAGTGGCGCGAGCAGAAGCGCCGCACCCGCGAATTTCTCAAGGGCATGGAGCTGGAAGATGAAGAGGGCAACCGCATCAGCCTGATTGAAAAATACGATACCTCGGTGGCCAACCCGGCGATACGTCGCTGTGAACTCATGACCCGCATTCGCGGGTTTGAAAATATCTGCCAGGCGCTGGGCTATGTGGGCGAGTTCTATACCTTAACCGCTCCCGCGCGCTATCACGCGACCGCGAAGTCGGGCTACCCCAACGCGAAGTGGAACGGGGCCAGTCCGGCGGAGACGCAAAGCTACTTTACCCGGCTGTGGGCGCGCATCCGCGCAAAGCTGCACCGGGAGGGGCGCCGTATTTTTGGTATCCGCGTTGCGGAACCCCATCACGACGGTACGCCCCACTGGCATATGCTGATGTTTATGCGGCCGGAAGAGGTCGAATGCGTTCGCCGGATTATAGGGGACTACGCGAGGGAGGAGGATGCCGCCGAGCTGCAGAGCGAAAGCGCCAGACAGGCTCGCTTTCACGCGGACGCGATCGATCCGCAGAAAGGCAGCGCTACCGGCTATATCGCCAAATACATCTCAAAGAATATCGACGGCTATGCGCTGGATGGCGAGACCGATAGCGAAAGCGGCGGGCTGCTGAAGGAGACGGCGTGCGCCGTCTCGGCCTGGGCAGGGCGCTGGCATATTCGCCAGTTTCAGTTTATCGGCGGGGCGCCGGTAACGGTCTACCGCGAGCTGCGCCGTCTGGCGGATACCGAGGCCGCGCGAGGGCTGAGCGTCGAGTTTGCCGCCGTCCATGACGCTGCCGACGCCGGGGACTGGGCGGGTTACGTCACCGCGCAGGGCGGGCCGTTTGTGCGTCGCGATGATTTACAGGTACGCACGCTGTATGCCCCGCGCGCCGGGTTCAACCAGTACGGCGAGGAGACCGTCCGCATCCGCGGCGTGTACGATTCCGCCGTCGGCGCGGGCAGCCCCATTTTAACCCGGCTCACCGAGTGGAAAATTGTGCCGAAGCGGGCCGTGGACGATAAGGCTGCGCCTCCTCGGAGTTCTGTCAATAACTGTACGGTGAGCGATCTCTCTCAACCCCTTAACCGGCGTGCGAGACGGGCGTTAACCGAACGCATCAAACGCATCCGGCCCGGCGCAGCGGCGCCCTTTGTCTACGAGCGGGATCCGCAGAACGGGGTTCCGGAGAGGGTGATTGACGAGATCCGGCTTGCCACCGGAATCGCCATCAGCCGGGGAGAGGCCCTGCATCTTATGGCGGGCGGCGTCAGCCGCTTTAACGACAAATGGTGCAGAGGCGCAGCTGACGGATCGCTCTTTCCGGCGGCGTGTTCTTATCAGGAAAAGGCGCGAAAAATCCTTGAACGTATTGAGCATTTAACGGAACTGCTCACCCAGCGGGTACGCTAATCTCCATCGATATCATGTACATACCGTGAAGGGTTCTGATTTTTCGCTTCACTCTTTTTATGAATACGTGCTACTGTATGTTTATACAGTATCTCGTGGTGGAGGTTGTGTGGACAGAGAGTTGAACGAGCAGGTCATGATTGAACGAGTCGAGATGATTGCGCGACTCACGACAGAAGGAACGTGTCAGGAAAGAGATCGTGAAATTGCCCTGAATTTGATTGCCGAGATTGCGCGGGGAAATTTAATCAAGAACAACGCGTTTACCGTTGTTTTCTCGGCATCGCCTGTTCCGGAACGCATTAAAAAAGAGGGTAACGTTCGGGTGAACATTACCCTCGATAAAGATCGGCAGATTGGCCATGCCGTCGTTGAGGCCTTCCAGAGCGAACTGACCCGCAGAATACGGTCCCTGTTTCCGTCATCCCGGGTGAACGTGAAGTTAGGCTCGGTGACGGGAGTCGAGCTCCAGGGGCTTGAAAGAGAGGCCGATCGCGAGGCGCTGGACGCTATTCTCCGGGAAGTCTGGGAAGACGAGAGCTGGCGCTAGCCCCGGCTCATTACCCGACCCCACGCCCTCATTCAGATTTTGCGCTTCCGTTGAACCACGCGTCGCTGCTCGCGGACGGTCTGTTGTGTCCGCGTTTGCCCATCTCTCAGCGATAGCGAAAAGACCGCCGGCCCGGGAAACTCTACGGTACCTGGAAAACCGGATGTTGGGAGCGTCTGATGAAAATCTATGCAATGCAGGGGGACACGCTTGATGCCGTTTGCGCTCGCTTTTATGGGCGCACGGCAGGCGTCGTTGAAGCCGTTCTGAAGGCCAATTCTGGCCTCGCGGAGTTAGGCGTTATCTTGCCTCACGGCACGCCGGTAGAGATGCCGGAGGTGGATAGCGCCCCCACAAAAGAATCCGTAAACCTATGGGACTGAGCCTGGAGAAGATCACCACGTTTATCGCCTACTGGCTGGCCGTGGCGCTGGCCTGGTTCGGGGCGATGTCTCCTGAAAAAGTCGCGCTGTACGTGGGGAGCCTTTGCGCCATTTTTACCGCGCTGACGAATTACTGGTTTAAGCGAAAAACCTGGCGCTACCTCCAGTCTCTGGGCCTCGACAAGAAGAGCATTCGTGAACTCAATCATTAAGCGTTGCAGCGTCGCCGGCGTGCTGGCCCTGGCGGTGCTGATGCCTGACTTTCGGCTACTGAAAACGTCCCCGGAGGGGCTGGCGTTGATTGCCGATCTCGAAGGATGTCGCCTCTCGCCCTACCGGTGCAGCGCCGGGGTCTGGACGTCAGGCATTGGCCACACCGCAAACGTCGTGCCGACGCGGGACATTACCGAGCGTGAGGCCGCTGTAAACTTGATCGCTGACGTGCTCAACGTTGAGCGGCGGCTGGCGGCGTGCGCGCCGGTGGAGATGCCGCCCCGGGTCTACGACGCGCTGGTGAGCTTTACCTTTAATGTCGGCACGGGCGCCGCCTGCCGTTCGACCCTGGTGTCGTTTATTAAGCGTAAACAGTGGCCGCAGGCATGCGGCGAGCTTACCCGCTGGGTGTACGTCAACGGCGTCAAAAATGCCGGGCTGGAAAACCGCCGCGTTCGCGAGAAGGCCTGGTGCATGAAGGGGCTGCCGTGAGGGTCCTCATGCTGATATTGGCCGGGCTGCTGGCCGTCACGCTATGGCTTCGTCATGACAACCAGACCCTGTCCCGCTCCTTAGCCACCGCTAACCGGGTCGCCAGCGAGCAAAAAAACGCTCTCGCCGCGCTTAATCAACAGCTTTCCCTGGCACAGCGGATGGCCAGATCCAACGAAAACGCCCAGGTGAGGCTCCGTGAGGCGTTGCTCGCTGCCAATGAGGAGCAGGCAAAACGGGAAGCGACTATCGGGAGATTGCTCAATGAAAATGAAGCGTTACGCCGCTGGTATACCGCTCAGCTGCCTGATGCTGTCCGCAGGCTGCACACCCGCACCGCCTGCGCCTCCGCAGCACATTGTTTACAACGCCTGCCCGAAGGTGAGCCGCTGCCCGATGCCGGGAAGCGAACCCGCCACTAACGGCGATCTCAGCGCAGATATTCGCAGGCTTGAGTACGCCCTTATCGCCTGCGCCCTGCAGGTGGAAACCATTAAAGACTGTCAGGATAAACTCGATGCACAAACTCAAGAGCCTGCGTCAGGCATTAATTGACGCGATCCCCCAGCTGAATGCTCACCCGGAGCGCCTGCAGATGTCGGTCGGCAGCGGCAATATTGACGCCCGCCTGGCCTCCTCGCTCTCCTTTGAAAAGCGCTATGCGCTGAACGCGAAGGTCAGCGGTTTCACCGGCGACAGCGAGGGGTTTTTCGTCCCGGTGCTGGCCTGGCTTCGGGAAAACCAGCCGGACATGTTTACCCTCGATGAAGGACGCAAAAACGGATACACCTTCGCGATCGTCCTGAACGATGACGATACGATGGACATCAGCATCAGCGTGCAGGTGACCGAGCGCATTCTCGTGTCCCAGGAACAGGGTGCTCTGCACGCGACGTACTCCCCCGAGCCGCCGCTGCCGGAGCCCGTCACGCGTCCGAAAGAGTTGTACATTAACGGCGAGCTCGTCAGCAAGTGGGAGGACTAACTTCCCCGCGCTGAAAGCCGCCTGCGGCTTGCTGTCTGGACAGCTTGTTGTTTCATCCCGCAGAAAACCCCGTCTCGTTGCTGCCGTTCTTCCTGAACGGCATTCTCTTCTCATGAATACATTAACTTCCATGAACGGCATCGCTCGCGCGATCCGCAATCTGATTCGTATCGGTGTTGTGACCGATGTTGACCTCAACAGAGGGCTTTGTCGCGTCCAGACTGGCGGGATGAAAACCACCTGGCTGAACTGGCTAACCTGCCGCGCGGGTCGTTCGCGCGTGTGGTGGGCCCCTTCCGAGGGCGAGCAGGTGCTGCTGCTGGCCATCGGCGGGGAGCTTGATACCGCCTTCGTGCTGCCCGGCATTTTCTCGGACGACCATCCGGCGCCGTCCGGGTCGCCTGACGCGCTCCACGTCTCGTTTCCGGACGGCGCGGTCATTGAGTACGAACCCGGGCGCGGGGCGCTGACGGTTTCAGGCATTAAAACGGCCGACGTTACCGCCTCTGAATCGCTGACCGCCACCGTGCCGGAGGTGCGGGTGACGTCAACGTCACGCATCACGCTGGATACGCCTGAAGTGGTGTGCACTAACAAGTTAATTACCGCCTCTCTTGAAGTGCAGAAGGGCGGTGTGATGGCCGGAAATATCGAGCATTCCGGCGGCAAATTCACCTCCAACGGGGTGCAGGTAGACAACCACGCGCACGGCGGCGTGCAAAGCGGCGGAAGCTGGACTAAGGGGACACAATGACGGTGCGTTACAGGGGAATGAACAGGCAGACCGGGCTTAGCATTTCAGAGGCTGACCACATCCGGCAAAGCGTGCGCGACATTCTGGTCACGCCGATTGGCTCGCGGGTCATGCGCCGGGATTACGGCTCGCTGCTGGCGGCGATGATCGACAGGCCGCAGAGTCCGGCGCTGCGCCTGCAAATCATGGCCGCCTGTTATTCCGCCATCCAGAAATGGGAGCCGCGGATAAGCCTGACGGCCATCACCTTCGAGCGTTCGGAGAATGACGGGACGTTGTATGTCGATATCACCGGCACGCGCCCGACCTCCGGACAATCCTTTTCTATCACCATTTCACTGAGTTAAACGCTATGGCTATTGTTGATCTGAGCCAGCTCGCCGCGCCTGATGTCGTGGAGGAGGTGGATTATGAAACGCTGTTGGCAGAACGAAAGGCCACCTTTGTCTCGCTCTATCCGGAAGAGGAGCGAGAGGCGATTGCACGGACGCTGACGCTGGAGTCAGAGCCGATTGTGAAGCTCCTGCAGGAGAACGCCTACCGGGAAGTTATCTGGCGCCAGCGCGTTAACGAGGCCGCGCGTGCGGTCATGCTGGCCTATGCCGCAGGCAGCGATCTGGACCAGATTGGGGCAAACGCTAATCTTGAGCGCCTGGTGATTACCCCTGCCGACGACACCACCTTCCCGCCCACGCCGGCCGTGATGGAGTCCGATACCGATTTTCGTCTGCGCATCCAGCAGGCGCCGGAAGGGCTGAGCGTGGCCGGCTCAACAGGGGCGTATCAGTTCCATGGCCGCAGCGCAGATGGCCGGGTAGCGGATATTTCTGTGATCAGCCCACAGCCGGCGAACGTCACGGTCTCCGTGCTCTCCCGGGAGAATAACGGCGTGGCGTCTGAGGAACTGCTCGCCGTTGTTCGCAATGCGCTGAACGATGAGGACGTCAGGCCCGTTGCCGACCGCGTGACCGTCCAGTCGGCCAGGATTGTCGACTACAGCATTGACGCCTCGCTATTCCTCTTCCCCGGCCCTGAAAGTGAACCCGTGCTTAGCGCGGCAAGGGCCAGGCTACAGGCCTATATCACTGCGCAACACCGGCTCGGGCGAGATATCCGCAAGTCGGCCATCTACGCCGCACTTCACGTGGAAGGGGTGCAGCGGGTGGAGCTGACCGCCCCCGCGGCGGACATCGTGCTTGATGAAACACAGGCCTCGTGGTGCAGCCATTACAGCGTAACTGTCGGAGGGAACGATGAGTGATAGCCGTCTTTTGCCGGTGGGCTCGTCTCCCCTTGAGGTTGCGGCGGCGCGTGCCTGTGCGGACATCGAAAATACGCCTGTTCCGCTGCGCCAACTCTGGAATGCGGATACCTGCCCGGCGAATCTGCTGCCCTGGCTGGCGTGGGCATTTTCGGTTGACCGCTGGGACGAGAACTGGCCTGAGGCCACCAAGCGGGAGGTGATCCGCGCCGCGTGGTTTATTCATGCCCACAAGGGAACGATTGGCGCCGTGCGTCGCGTGGTGGAGCCGCTTGGCTATCTGATCAACGTTACCGAGTGGTGGCAAACCGACGATCCGCCCGGCACCTTCCGCCTTGATATCGGCGTGTTGGACACGGGCATCACCGAGGAAATGTATTACGAAATGGAGAGGCTTATCGCCGATGCGAAGCCTGCCAGCCGCCACCTTATTGGCCTGAATATCATCCAGGACATACCGGGTTATCTCTATACCGGCGCCCTGAGCTATGACGGCGACATCATCACGGTTTATCCCGGATAAGTGAGAGCACAATGACAGTGAAATATAAAACGGTTATCACCAAAGCCGGTGCCGAAAAACTGGCTGCAGCAACCGTCCCGAACGGTAAGAAAGTCAATTTTACGGCGATGGCGGTTGGCGACGGTGGCGGTGTGTTGCCAACGCCAAACGCAAACCAGACGAAACTCATCAATGAAGTCTGGCGCCATGCGCTAAATAAAATCAGCCAGGACAAAAAGAATAAAAACTATGTCGTGGCGGAGCTGCTGATCCCTCCTGAGGTTGGCGGTTTCTGGATGCGCGAGATGGGGCTGTATGACGATACCGGGACGCTGATTGCGGTCGGGAATATGGCTGAAAGCTATAAACCCACGCTGGTGGAGGGCTCGGGTCGCGCGCAGACATTGCGAATGGTCATCATGGTAAGCGATATCGCATCCGTCGAGCTGACGATTGACACCTCAACGGTGATGGCAACGCAGGATTATGTTGACGAGAAGCTGACGGAGCATGAGCAATCGCGCCGCCATCCGGACGCGACCCTTGCTGCGAAGGGCTTTACGCAGCTCAGCAGCGCCATTGACAGTGCTTCCGAGGTGCTCGCTGCAACACCGAAAGCGGTGAAGGCGGCGTACGATCTGGCTAACGGGAAGTACACGGCAGCGGATGCGACGACGGCGCGCAAGGGCATCGTTCAGCTCAGTAGCGCTACTGACAGCGTGTCTGAATTGCTGGCGGCGACGCCGAAGGCGGTGAAGACTGCGTACGATCTGGCAAATGCCAAGTACACCGCGGTGGATGCCACTACGGCGCGCAAGGGGCTTGTCCAGCTCAGCAGCGCGATCGACAGCGTGTCCGAGGTGCTGGCAGCGACGCCGAAGGCGGTGAAGGTCGCGTATGATCTGGCTAATGGGAAGTATACGGCTGCGGATGCAACAACGACGCAAAAGGGCATCGTTCAGCTCAGTAACGCGACTGACAGTACGTCCGAGACACTTGCCGCGACGTCGAGAGCGGTTAAGGCCGCGAATGATAATGCCAGCGGTCGCGTGCCGTCAGGGCGAAAGATTAATGGTTATGCGCTAACAAATGATTTCAATATTACTGCCCAGGACATTTTTAACGGTCAAGCTGTAGGAATTGGCAATGCTGCTGACTTAAATGCTTACACGACACCAGGGCTGTATTACCAGCCAGCAAATGCGCAGGCCGCAACAGGGAAAAATTACCCTGAGGCAAATGCCGGTTCGCTGGAAGTCTATAAGCATGCTGGTTTCACGCAGATTTACCGGATTTATAACAGCTCTCGCACATACATTCGCACGCTTTACAGTGGAGTGTGGTCAGCCTGGACCAGGCAGTATGATGAGGCCAATAAACCAACGGCTGTGGATGTTAGTGCGATCCCCCTGGCGGGCAGCACCGCAGTCAGTGGGGTAGTAAGAAATTCAGCTGAATTTCAAAGCATTTCGGCAAATAGCTATCGTATGGTTTATGGCAACTACGGTGCTTTTTGGCGTCAGGATGGTAGCAATTTGTATCTCATGCTGACTAATAGCGGCGACCAGTACGGCAGTTATAACAGCCTTCGTCCTTTAGCGGTTAGCTTGTCTTCTGGTGATGTCACCATGGGTAAGCTGAATTTAACAAATTTTCAGTATTTCGATGCTCGTTATTATACCAAAGCGCAATCGGATGCTGCCTACATGGCGAAAACGGGCGTATATACCAAAACAGAGAGCGACGGACGATTTCAGCCTAAAGGGAGTTATACCCCTGCAGGCCAGGCCTATACCAAAGCAGAATCGGATGCCCGATACGGCGTTGGGAAAACGACGACGGGTAATAACAACGCCTACTACACACACGGCAATGGAGCTGTTTTCATGCAGGCTGTAAGAGGGATCTCTATTGGTAATAACACCGCCGTCACCGTGACTCTGCCTACGTCATTCCCTAATGGCATTTTGGGGACGGGGGTCAGCTATTACGGTTCTGGAGGCAATAACTCGGACTCGTTTTATCTTTGCACTCCGGTTGGGAAAAATCAGGTGAAAATTGAAACCCATAACTGCACTGGAACATTTTCGTTAATTGTCTCGGGTTATTGATATGAATAAATATTTTAGTAATACAGAGAGTAGTTTTTACCTTGAGGAAACTGTTCAGGTATACGAAGAGCAAGGTATTTCTGTTCCCTCAGATCTGATGAAAATAACCGACTCAGAATATGAATCATTTATGGTGTCACCAGACAGAAAGACGCCACGATTCAATATCAATCGTAATTGCATGGAGTGGGTCGATATAGCTCCGCCCTCAAAAGAAGAAGCTATTCAACATGCCGATTCATTGAAAGCACAATTGATGTCTGTTGCTACTCAGGCCATCTTACCGTTACAGGATGCTGTTGATTTAGAGATGGCTACTGATAAAGAGACGATTTTACTGACGGAGTGGAAAAAGTACCGTGTACGTCTAAACCGTATTGACGTCAATGCAGCACCAGATATTGAATGGCCTGAATCACCGTTAAGCGAATAAATAAAATTCAACTTATAGTGCACCCTAATAGCTGGACATCCCGTTATTGAGGTGCACTTTTCTATAACAAAGAAAATACTCCCTCAAAAAATTCTTATACCAGTAACTCTGGAACAACCATTGCTGTTTAATTAGACAATAAAATTATCATCAGCGATCAAAGCTTCGGGTAAATCAATTCAACTGCTCATTGTATGTTGTGCTGCCCTACCGCCAACGGCATTACGTTTCATACCTCCTCCGCCCAAGAGAAAATAGCCTCACCACTAAACGAAGGAGTTAACCGGATGGGCGACTATCACCACGGCGTGGAAGTCATCGAAATCAACGATGGCACGCGCACCATTTCCACCGTCTCGACGGCAATCATCGGCATGGTCTGTACGGCCAGCGATGCTGACGACAAGACATTTCCGTTAAACGAGCCAGTGCTCATTACCAACGTGCAAAACGCGATTGCGAAAGCCGGCAAGGCGGGGACGCTGTCCTCTTCTCTGCAGGCGATCGCTGACCAGTGCAAACCTGTTGTCGTGGTTGTGCGCGTTGCCGAAGGTATCGACGACCCGGAAGATCCGGAAGCGGCACAGAAAGGGACTATCTCTAACATCATCGGTACCACCGACGAAAACGGCAAATACACCGGCCTGAAGGCGCTTCTGACCGCGAAAACGGTAACCGGCGTGAAGCCGCGCATTCTCGGCGTGCCGGGGCTGGATTCTCAGGAAGTGGCGACCGCACTGGCAGCGACGTGCCAGAGCCTGCGCGCGTTCGGCTACGTCAGCGCATGGGGCTGTAAAACGATTCCTGAGGCAATCAACTACCGCAAAAACTTCAGCCAGCGCGAGCTGATGGTTATCCACCCTGATTTTCTGGCATGGGATACCACCACGAACGCAACGACAACGGCCTGGGCAACCGCCCGTGCACTTGGCCTGCGCGCCAAAATCGACCAGACCATGGGCTGGCATAAAACCCTGTCAAACGTTGGCGTCAACGGCGTCACGGGCGTAAGCGCCTCCGTCTCCTGGGATCTTCAGGAGCAGGCCACCGATGCGAACCTGCTTAACCAGGCTGGCGTCACCACGCTGATTCGCAACGACGGCTTCAAATTCTGGGGTAACCGCACCTGCTCAGACGATCCGTTATTCGTCTTTGAAAACTACACCCGTACCGCACAGGTGCTGGCCGATACCATGGCGGAAGCGCATGCGTGGGCGATGGATAAACCTATCACCCCAACGCTTATCCGCGACATCGTTTCCGGTATCAACGCCAAGTTCCGCGAGCTGAAAACCAACGGCTATATCGTCGACGGCACCTGCTGGTATGACCCTGAATCGAACGATGCATCCACCCTGAAAGCGGGGAAACTGTATATCGATTACGACTACACCCCTGTCCCGCCGCTGGAAAACCTGACCCTGCGCCAGCGCATCACCGATACCTATCTGGCAGATCTGTCAGATTCGGTTAATAGCTAAGGAGCTGAAGCATGGCGTTACCACGCAAACTTAAATATCTGAATATGTTCAACGACGGCCTGAGCTATATGGGCGTTGTTGAGTCTGTCACCTTACCGAAGCTCACCCGCAAGCTGGAGAAGTATCGCGGCGGCGGTATGCCTGGCTCGGTCTCTATCGACCTCGGCCTCGACGATGATGCCCTGGCGCTGGAGTGGACCATTGGCGGTCTGCCGGACGTGGCGCTGTGGGCGCAGTATGCCTCTCCGGGCGCGGACAGCGTGCCTCTGCGCTTTACCGGCTCTTTCCAGCGCGACGACACGGGCGAAATCTCCGCCGTCGAGATCGTGATGCGCGGCCGTCACAAAGAGTTTGATGGCGGTGAAAACAAACAGGGCGAGAGCGGCACCACCAAGATGTCCACCGAGTGCGCTTACTACCAGCTGACCATCGATGGCAAAGAGATCGTCGAAATCGACATCATCAACATGGTGCTGAAAGTCGACGGCGTCGATCGTCTGGCTGAACACCGTAAGGCGATTGGCCTGTAACCCTTTAACCGGCCGGGACTGCCGGCCGGTAAGTTAACTTTCTGAAGAGTAACGAAATGGACAACATCAACGAGACTGCCATGAACGAAAGTGAAAACCCACATATCGTCACGCTGGATAGCCCCGTTCTGCGCGGCGAGCAAAAAATCGACAAGGTGACCGTCGCCAAACCCAATGCGGGAACCCTGCGCGGGGTATCGCTGGCGTCGCTGGCGCAATCTGATGTCGATGCGCTGATTAAGGTGCTGCCGCGAATGACCTCACCGGCGCTGACCGAGCATGAGGTTGCGCGCCTGGATGCCTGCGATCTGCTCTCTTTTGCAGGTAAGGTGATCGGTTTTTTGTCACCGGCTTCGGCTCGCTGAAATTTCCCGAAAAACTGTCGGTCGACGATCTGATGGCGGATATCGCGGTGATCTTTCACTGGCCGCCGTCAGAGCTGTACTCCCTGAGCGTGACCGAACTCCTCTTATGGCGCGAAAAAGCGCTGCAGCGAAGCGGAAACCACCATGAGTAATAATGTCAGTCTTCAGGAGCTGCTTAAGGCAGTCGACCGGGCAACCCGACCGCTTAACGCTCTCCAAAACGCCAGCCTCACACTCGCGAGCGATATCCGCAATACGCAGACGGCGCTGGGGGCGCTCGATGAGCAGGCGGGGCGTATTGACGGCTTCAGGAAAGCAAACGCCCGGCTCACCGTGACGGAGCAGTCGCTTGCCCTGGCGAAACAGCAGGCAGCGGCGCTGGCGGTGCAGTTTAAGAATACGCAAAACCCCACCCAGGCCCAGGCCGATGCGCTGTCCGCAGCCCGAAAATCGGCAGCCGACCTTAAGCTTGAGTACAACAGCCTGCGCTACTCGGTGCAGCGCCAGCGCGCTGAACTCGCCCAGGCGGGAATAAACACGCGCACGCTCTCGTCGGATGAGCGTCGTTTACGCACCCACATCAGCGATAAAACGCTGCAGCTTAACCGACAGCGGGATGCGCTGGCCCGCGTCAACCAGCAGCAGGAGCGGCTGAGTACCGTTCAGAATCGCTATGAGTCAGGCAAACGCGTTGCTGCACGGGTGCATCAGCTGGCTAATGCGGGCGTGGGCATGGCCAAAGCGGGCTTTGACCAGACGTCCCGGTTCATGGCCCCCGGCATCAGTTTTGAAAAGCAGATGTCGGCCATACAGGCAAGCCTTGGCCTGGAGAAGGGCGACGCCCGGCTTGAGGCCATTCGCCAGCAGGCGCGGGAGGTTAGCGTCAGCGCCGGCGTACCTGCGGATACGGTCGTTCGGGCTCAGAACGCGCTGGCCCGTTCAGGCTATGATGCCGATGGGCTGCTTGCGGCCACCGCGCCAGCGGTCAACCTCAGCCTGGCGGGGAACGTCGACGCGGCTAAGGCGGCCGATACGATCGCCAGCACGCAGGCCGCGTATCGCCTGGCGAATACGGATGCGGGGCGCATCGCAGACGTGCTTACGCGCGGTTTTACCTCTTCAAATACCACCCTCGCTGAGATGGAGGCCGCCGTCACCTCCGCCGCGCCCGCTGCGGATGCTTCCGGTCTGGGGCTTGAAGAGACCACCGCGCTGCTTGGCGTTCTGGCGGAAAAAGGGATGAAAGGTGCGGCTGCCGGGGACGCGCTCAGCGCGATGCTGCGCCATGTTCAGACTCCGGATGCCATAAAAGCCGCGGGGGTGCTGGCTTCCGCTTCGGGTGATGGATCGCTTGATGAAAAACGCCAGCAGCTGCAGGGAGCAAAGGGCAGTACCGCACTCGCGGCTTCCGTTCAGACCGATAATCTTGACGGCGACATCAGCCGGTTCCAGGCCGCATTGAACGGGTTGAAGATTGATGTATTTGATAAATCGGATGGCGCTTTGCGCAATCTGACCACTACCGCAACGGGGTGGGTCGGCACGCTTTCGCTTTGGGTAAACGCTAACCCTGAGCTGACGCAAACCCTGGTCAGCGTGATTATCGGCGCACAGGCATTTGCCGGCGTACTGGGCACCTTAGGGATGGTCGTCGCGCCGGTGTTGTCTGGCCTGAATCTGGTCATGACCGCCGCAGGAATGTTGGGAACGGTATTCAGCGTGGTGGGTGGTGCCATCATGACGGTGCTGGGCGCCCTTAGCTGGCCGGTTATTGCCCTTGGCGCGGCGATTGCCGCCGGTGCTTTGCTGATTTTTAAATACTGGGAGCCCATCAGCGCCTTCTTTGGCGGAGTGATTGAGGGGCTTTCTGCGGCCTTCGCGCCGCTGGGCGAGCTGTTCGCTCCGCTGTTACAGGCCTTTGGTTTCATTTCAGAAAAACTGGGCGGGATCTGGCAGTGGTTTACCGATCTGATTGCGCCGATTAAGGCAACGCAGGAAACGCTCGACAGCTGTAAAAATGTCGGCGTGGCGTTCGGTCAGGCGCTGGGCGATGCGCTAATGGCGCCGCTTAATCTCTTTAACAGCCTGAGCGGCAAGGCCAGTTGGCTGCTGGAGAAGCTCGGCGTCATAAAAAAAGAGTCGGGCAATATCGACTCGGCTGTGCCGAAAGAAGGCACATCCTCTGCTGACGCCGGCAGTGCCTGGGACCTGGAGCCACCTGTTTATAGCGGTTTCATGGGATACCAGCCGACGGCTGCCGCGGGAGGACGTTCTTACGTCGATCAGAGTAAAAGCGAATACAACATCACGCTGCAGGGGAGCACGGCCTCCGGAACGGATCTGACTCGTCAAATCCGGGAGGAAATAGAGCACAGTGAACGTGAAAAAGCGAGACAGCGGCAATCCAGCTTTTTTTATGGTTGAGGAGAGAGAAAATGTTAATGGTGCTGGGTCTGTTTGTCTTTGAACGACGAACCTTACCGTATCAGTCAATGCAATTTTCAAAGGACTACCGCTGGGTGTCCAACGATCGCATCGGAAAACCCAAAGCCTGGCAGTATCTTGGCGAAGGCGAGACTTCTCATTTGCTCACAGGGACGCTCTATCCGGAAATCACCGGCGGGCGCCTCTCCCTGAAGGCGATCGAGCTGATGGCGAATGAAGGGCGGGCGTGGCCGTTGATAGACGGCACCGGCATCATTCACGGCATGTTTGTCATTGAGAAAGTCACGCATACGCACACGGATTTTTACAGCGATGGTGCCGCCCGAAAAATTGAGTTTACCCTGTCGCTAAAACGCGTGGACGAATCGCTGATGACGATGTTTGGCGACCTGAGAACGCAGGCTTCAGAGCTGGTGGAAAGCGCACATAATAGCATTGGAGGGCTGGCGGGATGATCGCTGAAATGAATATCCGGGCGGGTGGGAAAATCGCCCCTGATTTTATGCTTAAGCTTGACGATCGCGATATCACGCAAAATTTCAGCCATCGTCTTATCAGTTTGACCATGACCGACAAGCGCGGGCTGGAGGCCGATCAGCTGGATATTCAGCTGGATGATTCCGACGGGCTGTTAGACCTGCCTGCCCGGGGGGCAACGCTCTCCTTATGGCTGGGATGGGCGGGAACCCCGCTCGAGCAGAAAGGGAACTTTACGGTCGATACCATTGAGTTTCGGGGCGCGCCGGACACGCTGACCATTCGGGGATGCAGCGCGGATTTTCGCGGAAAGCTAAACGTGCGGCGCGAACAGTCGTGGCATGACACGACGATCGGCGCGATCGTGAATACCATTGCTCAGCGTAACCGGCTGACCGCCAGCGTCGCGGCGGATCTTTCATCCATTGCTATTTCTCATATCGATCAGTCTCAGGAGACAGACGCGGCGTTTCTCACCCGCCTGGCCGAACGCAACGGTGCCTTTGTTTCAATTAAAGCCGGCAAGGTTATTTTTATGAAAGCGGGCCAGGCCGTGACGGCTGGCGGCACCTCGATTCCCTTGATGATGATTGAACGTGGGGATGGCGATAAGCATCTTTTTTCCGTCGCGGACCGTGAAAATTACTCCGGCGTGACGGCCAAATGGCTGCAAACGCGCGACCCCAAAAAGCAAAATCCTCAATTGAGTATTAATCGTTTGCCTGAGGGGCAGGCGGCAGAGGGGCTGCAGCACCCGGATGCCGCTGCGCCGATTGCGGGAGCAGGGGGGAAGGAGCAGAAGCCGCAAGAGATGCTGGTGGGATCGGCGGAAAACGTATTTGAGCTCACCACGGTGTATGCCTCGGAAGAGCAGGCGCTGAGGGCTGCGGAGGCGAAGTGGCGCGCGCTTCAGCGCGGTACCGTGAATTTTTCCATCCAGCTGGCGCTGGGACGCGCCGATCTGTTCCCCGAAACGCCGGTGCTGGTAAACGGCTTTAAACGCGTCATTGACGAGCAGGCCTGGATCGTCAGCGAGGTGGTTCATACCCTCAGCGGGAGTGGATACACCACGAAGCTGAACCTTGAGCGTAACGTCACCGACGAAAAATTTGCTGTCGACAGTGAGTAATTTATTTGCCTTTACGTTGTTTTTGAGTATTATTAATTCACAAATTGTGAATTAAACGGAGGGGTACATGTTTCATTGTCCTAAGTGCAAGCATTCAGCGCATGCGCGTACCAGTCGCTACTTGAGTGAAAATACCAAAGAGCGGTATCACCAGTGCACCAATGTGGACTGCAGCTGTACGTTCGTGACGATGGAGTCCGTGGAGCGTCTGATTGCGACTCCCGGTGCCTCTGAACGTGTCCGAACGGCTTCGCTGAACCACGGTTAGCGACTGCGTTACCGGCTCAAAAAATCAATAAAAAAGCCACTCAATTGAGTGGCTTAATCATATGATTCTAAAAATAAAATTTGGTGGCCCCTGCTGAACTTGAACCAGCGACCTGCCGATTATGAGTCCCAATTTAAAGTCTTATAAAATAATAGGTTAGATTTAAAATGGGTTGTTGCATCGAATAATTTCAAATATGAAAGCATAGTGAATAGGTCTGCTGCCATTTTGCTGCCAATGATGCCTATAAAAAATGATAATCGCCATTCAAGAGGTAGAGGGCTAAACCAATCATAAAGGAGCCGAACAGCGAAAACACAGTGTTATACCAGTAGAAGTAGATAGGTGTTTCGGATCGGTAGATGTAGTAATTTTCATATGTGCCTTTATACCAGCCGACGAAGACCCCACTTCTAAGAACTTTTGCAGAATGAAAAATCATCCACAATCCGCAAAGAAGTACACAGGTCAATACTAATAATGTATCCCATTCCATAGCTTGTCTTCTAAAAACAACGCCTTATAAAAGTGTTAGTGGGTTGAGCAATGTCGCTTCATTCAGGTGGTCAGGTGCAAAGTGAGCGTAGCCGAGAAACTCGAAAATTCGGAGCTATGGAGGCGCGCAGCAACGCGCTCGCTTGAGGTGATGTAATTTGCCAGACCAGACCGACAAAACGCGCGCAGCGGCAGCGGTACGTCGCAATAACTGCCAGAGAATGCTTAACGGCATAAAGCATGATTAAAATACCCCAAACGTATAAGAAGTGCGGAGAGCCAGCACCGGGTGATCGCGCGGGGTATTGCCATCGAGGGAGGCTACGTGCTGGCAGACCCAGGATGCGAAAGAATTGGCACTAAAAACAATATAGGGCGGCTTAACCGCCCCCCTTTTTTTACGCTGTTACACGCTCGTTCCACGCATCTGAATATTGGACGTTCCCATCACAATACTTCCAGGTGATCCGCTCATAGCGCAGCTGTACGCCCTCATTATGATTATGCATCTGTAAACCAGGCTCTTTGCAGTTATGCATAACTGGGTTAATGCTGACTACCCGCACATTCTCAAGCAGCATGTTGAAATACTCGACCTCTTGCCCCGCGTCGTTGATTCTGTACCACTTAATTTCAACACTTTTAAGCGTCTGGCCGGTTGCTACCGCTTTATAGAGATATGGGCTGGAGCTATCAAATTCTTTCTCGATCATAAGCGGCGCATGTAAGCGTGTACCCGTGATTTTGCCCGTGTTGCTATCGGTTGGAACAAGCAAGCCGTGACTAAAAGAGAGAATTTCTACGCTACTTTCACGATCCTGAACATCTACAGACCCCCTGATCAGGTTGCCGCCATCGTCTTTAAGCCACATGTAAGCTGGAATAGCCATTTTTAAAACTCCATTTAATGAGGGTAAACCCTCATTAAACGGCTAAAACCGGATCGCAGGTGATACAAATTGTGTTATCGGTATGAGTGATTAAAATTCGTTAAATATTGATATTAATAATAAAAATGATTGATTGATCTCAAACAGTACCGTGCAGCGCCGTTGCTCTTATGTTGCTGGTTTTGCCAGGCAAAAGGGAATAACGATGGCATGTATACCGATTTACCCGCCCCGCGGGCTGGAGATATTACGCGAACACATCAGGCTTGCGCGGGCGCGTCACGGAGTCCAGGATATGGCTACCCCGCTTACGTATACGTGGTTTTATGAGCGAGTAAGAAACGGCGGGGTGTGGGATTACAAACAACAAAAACGGGCTTACGCTGACTTCGGGAATTTTCATTACGGCGCAGTGGGTTATGCAGCGTGCATACCTGCAAAGATTTTGCTTATTGCCGCCGGCGCGGCGCAGTGGAAAGCCGGCACATCAAGACCAGAGTGGGGGAATTTCACGGGGGCCCCGCCGTTTGGTGATGATCCGATGGACCAATTTTGGATAAAGCAAGGCATAGACTATGTTAAGCAGCACCACTATTAAGGCGTTTAAGGCGTTGCATTTGGTGGCTACATTCGCTATGGCTATCATGATTGCGGGGTACTGTTATTTCCAGCATATCCAGCGCTTAACGGTGAGTGACAAACTTTATGAGGTTCGCCAGCTCACGCCCCGTACGTGGTTATATATAACTGAATATGACGGCTCGAACATGACCACAGGGGAAGTATATCGTTATTTTTTAGCAAGCAAGATTGACGGCGATCCGCTGGTGGCTCTCGAAAAACAACATATCGCCCCAACGCTTACAGCGAACACCGCCCGTGTGAAAGTTGACGGTATAGGCAACAATATCTCATTTACTGTTTATGGCACCGTGTACAGCTTTACAACGTCCGCATTTTTTTATGATGCAGAGGGAATAGCGGCCGCGCCGTCAATCGACTTAACGGCCCGCGGCGAGGGCAGGGACAAGGGGAAATTTAGTCGATAGATAAATATTTATTTAAAAATCCCTTGCGGTCGGGTCAATGACCCGATGAGACGCGTGTAAGTTTTCACGGCGTACCCGTAGCGGTTCATGGATCAAAGGTACATTGTGATTGCCCGCCGGGCGCAAATTGGGTTATTGCCCCTGCAGGTCAATGGCTGGGGCGTGGGTGAGATCCGGTTGATGTTGCCAGGGAAGAACTTCCCTGCAAAAATTACAGCCAGAATCCCCCACATACGATCTGCGAATTCGCAACTTTTGGTTTAATGATTTCGGGAATCATCATGATGCTTCGATCGTCTCAAAACACATGTCGGCGGTAGGTCTAGCGGGTTTTTTGGCAGGGGAAGGCCTGATAATTCGCGGATATGCCTTACCCTGCTAACTGTTAAAAAATGATAAGGTTTTTGGGGCATACCTTCAAAAGGATTTTTGCGTTGATTGCTGCGAGCAAAAAGAAAAGGCAGCATTAACTGATAAGCTTTTCCGGTTGAGTCAACTTTCATGGGCGGATATCCGCCAGCAGCACCGGCATAAACTCGGATACGAAAAAATTTCCCGTAACTCAATCAAGGAGACCATCCCCGCGCATGTTACCGAAGACGTGGAGCTGGTCACCAGACCGCCAGACCGAGCCAGTGCTGGCAGTTTTACGGAAAACCGAACCTGAAAAGATTGAAAAGAATTTCAGTATTTTTCAGTGAAATGGATTCGATGAGGATTTTGTGAATTCTTAACCAACAGATAAATAAGGATATTTATTGTTTTATGTGAAACTGGAGGAGCAAGTCATATACAGAAACATAACTTAGAAAAGTTAGCAGAAGTCAAATGGGGCGCGGGTTGACAGTGAAATTTACAATTGGACTGGAGTGAAAAAATTGAACGACATGGATCATTTTTGCGAGTGGGCAAACTGTACTTCATATGGGAATCTGCGGAAACTTGGGATGCAACAATCGAAAGCACTGGTCATGGATTAAGCCGCGTGGCGTAGCATACAAAACAGAGCAGCAGACGCTCACCGAGGCGGTTGAGCTTAACAGCAAGAGTTATAAGCAATTTTATTAGGAAATATAACTTTTTGGCTCAGTGGTTGAGCCGAACCGTCTGGGATTCGGCTCAATTGGAATTCTTCATCTACGATTAATTTGCATGGCTAGCCCACAAGTGCCTTGATTGTGGCTTCGGCTGCCGATCCCAATACCGACATTACACCAAAATTTATTACCTGAAGTGAAGCCAGACTCATTTATTCTTAGTTCATCACCATTTATCTTAACTTCTACCCCGTTGCAATATAGGCTCCCTCTTGTTATCACAACTTTATTAGGAGGTTTAAAATCAATCTCGAGCAAAATTACTCTCTCTTTTTCTCTTATAGTCAATTTTGTGCCGACAAGTTGTATGTCCCAAGCATTAATGTTGTAAATCAACTGGTTGTTTATGATTGATAGCAAAGGGTTATTTTCACGGTCGAATAAGTTAACGTTGAGCAAGATATGATTGTCTTGAATAACAAAACCTATAAGTGGAATTCCATCCACCATCACTGGAGCTACCCAAACAAAGGATTGTTCTTCTGTGATCGGAGTGAAAAATTCATCAGTCCCAATTTTTACGCTCATCTCGGAGCCTGAAAAATGAAGAGTGTATGGCGGAGATACCCCTGCACGAAGGTTGAAAGGGTCTAGATTGGCTTTGCGTACATCTTCTTTTGGCAGCCACCCATTAGTTTTTTCTTTATGATGTTTATCACATAGCAGGGTAATCTCCTCTGCAACGTGTCTTTTCACTTCCGCCCATTCCTCCATATGTTCATATTCATATAGGGGGGTCCCACAAATTACACATCCAAACCCGCAGCGTTGCCGGACTTCCCTCTGAATAGGTCTTGGTATGTTCCTACTCGTACATGCAGCACTTTCAGTCAT